TCATGTCGTGTTTGACCTACATTCGCAGAGCGTCTTTGATGGCCGCCACAGGGCAAGCCCCAGAAGATGACGATGGCAACAGCGCTAGCCGCCGCACCGAGATTAAGACAGTGGACGGGCTGACAGACCATCTCAGCGCCATTAACGCAGCCGCTGATGAGCCACAGCTAATTAAGGCTTTTAAGGAAGGCTACGCTGCCTGCAAAGGTGATGAAGCCAAGCAAAACTTAATTATAAAAGCCAAGGATGCCATGAAAAAGAAATTAGGGGCAGTCTAATGGAACAGCGCACACCCGAATGGTTTGCCGCCCGTCTGGGCAAAGTGACCGCCAGCCGCATCAGCGACATCATTGGCAAAACTCAGTCCGGCTACTCAGCCAGCCGAGCCAACTACATGGCACTGCTGATCTGCGAAAGGCTGACCGGCGCTGCTGCTGAGTCGTACAGTAACGCATCCATGCAGCACGGGACAGACACAGAGCCAGCAGCCTTGTCTGCGTATGAGGCCGCTAAAGGCGTTTTGGTGCAATCTGAAGGCTTTGTAACCCACCCGTCAATTGAGCAGTCTGGTGCGTCTCCTGATGGCTTGGTGGGCGACTCTGGATTGATTGAGATTAAGTGTCCCAACACTGCCACCCATTTGGATACCCTGCTTGGCAAAAAGATGCCCACAAAGCACCGCGCCCAGGTGCAATGGCAAATGGCTTGCACCGGACGGCACTGGTGCGATTTTGTGAGCTTTGACCCGCGCCTGCCGGAGAGACTGCAAGTGTTTATTGTGCGTGAGGTTTACGACCCTGCGTATGTGGCAGGGCTGGAAGCTGAGGTGGTTAAATTTCTTGGTGAGATGGACAACAAAATTAAGGAACTTGAAAAATTATGAAATACGACATTAAATATGCCGCCCGTGAGTACGAATCGCAAGGGCAGAAAAAGACCTACTGGACTACGCACGGCACTGTTTGGGCTGAGAATGGCAAGATGAAAATCAAGCTAGACAGCATCCCCGCCCCGTTTGATGGCTGGTTTCAATGCTTTGAGCAGCGTACAGATGCGCCAGCCTCTTTCTCTGCCCCGCCTGTTGCCCGTCCGGTAAAGGCATCTAGCGGGTTTGATGACATGCCGGACGATATTCCGTTCTAATTTTTTGGGGCAGCGCTGTGCTTCCCGCAGTTGCCTGGCGCGTAAGTCCCCTTCTTTTTTAAGGTGCATCATGGACTACAAAGACTTTTTCAAGAAAATTATTCCAGCGGGTGAGTTTGGACGGGCGCGTACCAGTGACCCCGCCACATCCCACCAGGCAGCGGCATCCATTACTGACGTTAGCTCTCACTACGCTCAAATCTTGGAGGCACTCAGCACGATTGGGCCGCTAGGCAAAGATGGCATCTCGTTTTATTCACGGCTTGACCCTAACCAGATTGCAAGGCGCTTGAACGAAATGCAGAAACTTGGCCTGATCCGGTTGACCGGCAAAACAGTTAAGTCAAATTCCAATCGTCAAGAGCGCGAGTGGACGTTATGAAATGGGCTAAAAATGTTTAAATACATGTGGACAGAACTAAAAACCATGCTCAAGACTGTGACACCAGCGCAGGCTGCAATGCACGAATTACTTCACGCAGAGCATGATCTGTTAAAGGCAGAGGCTGGCGTGGAATACGCGCAGGCTATGGTCACTTGCCATAAGCAGCGCATCAAGCGCTTAAAGGCGTATCTGGTAGTAGACGAAGTAAAGGAGCTAGCATGAACAGGGTGTGTGACACAGGCGCTATTTGCCGACACACACCGCAATGCGAACATTTTTGCCACTTTACCAATGCGGAGCTTGAGCCGGAAGTAGTTCGCAAAATTAAGCCGTATCCAGTGATACCGGAGGACATTGAGCCAGTGCCGCAAGCGTGGCAGATGGTTGGCAGTGTTGTAGTTGGCTTTGTACTGGTGGCGCTGATGGTGGTATTTTTGCTGCTGTTCTTTACAGGGCTTTGGGTTTGGAGCTTGCTAATATGACCAAAGACGAAGCACTAGAGATGTGCCTTGAGTACATTGAAACAAATGCACACGAGCGTAGGCATGTTCGATGGGCGATTAAAGATGCCTTGGCACAGCCAGAGGAGCGCAACTTCTGCCAACGCTGCGGCAAACGCACTGCTGACTTGACCACGATTCACACATGCACACCACCCTTGCAGCCAACTATAAGAGAATGGTGACACCATGAGGCAGATAGACAACAATGATGATGATGACATCCAAGACTACAAAAAGCCTTGGGTTAAGCTACGGGACGAAGAAATAAGCAAAATCCTACAAAAGCACGAACAAAACTATCAGTGGTTTGCATTTGCCAGAGCTATTGAGCAAGCCAGCAAGGAGAAGAACGCATGACAGTACAGCTTGCAGCCGCACCCGAGGCTTTTTACGGATTTCCTTGTGGTGCGGTAAGTTCATCAAAAGCGGGTGGCAAATGCTTGACTGCTGGAGAGACAGCTACATGAACTGCCCGACTTGTGGCGCGTGGAGTACTGTGGAAGACACAAGAAACAAAACAGGCTTTGTGTTGCGCCGCCGTGAATGCGCCAATGGGCACAAATTTACAACGGAAGAACATGTCAAACTTCAGAACGTGGTCGCAAGAAAACCTAGCGGAGTTCGCGCACCAAGCAAACGACAAGATGATCCAGCAGAACGAAAGGATTGAGCAGCTTCAGCGTGATGTTAAAGACGCGCTGCAAGCCTACCGCGACTTGTTACGTAAATGGCCGAGCGCCTGACCTGTCAATGATTAAGGCTTGCCTGCGTGGTGTGTCGCTGATGCTGATGTGCGTCCATGCGTCAAACTCACGGATGATTTGGTCGTAGGGCAGGCCAGCCGCAATGATTGCCCTGACTACAGCGTCTGGAGTCATGCCAGGCACTTTAAAGTCAGCCGCGCAGCCCGTCCGGTGCTGGCTAGTGTCTTTGCTGCCCACAGAGTCGTTAACTTGCTTAGACCGGAAAGCGCTGTTAATCATCACAGGTTTGCCGTCTAGCGCCTCTTTGACCCGTTCTAAAAATTCAGCCAGCCGCTGAAGATTGGCAGTCTCTGCCTCATTAGGAGTGTTGTCAAACTGCCGGTGGCTAGTGGCGGTAAGCTCCGCAAGGGTAAAGTGTTCGGTCATTTCACTGGCCCTGCCTTAGAAAGCAAATCAGTCTTGGCTTGTGAGCCAGCAGATGAGCCAAAGTAATAGGCAATAATGCCCGTCCAGGCTGTGCCAAGGCTACCCAGCATCATCAAAATTGCAGGGTTAGCGCTGTCTACTTTGCCAATAAACATCATCACCATGATGCCAAAAAAGCCCACTGTGACCGTGGCAGCAAGTATTGGTGGCATCAGGCTGCGGGTGGTGGCCTGCATCTCCCGTGCAGACTTCCTGTCCTCAACCTCCAGCTTTTCAAAGTTAAGGCCAAGCTCCTGAGCTTGTTTCTGCAACTCAATCTCAGCAATTTTGACTTGAGCAATCTGCTCTGCTGAAAGTTTGTTATTAGAGATAAGATCGCTAACTTCGGTAGGATTGACTCCAATGGCCTTGGAAATAGCCGACACAGCCATTCCCGCCAGTGGGCCACCCATTGCGGTAGCGATTGTTGGTGCAATTTGTTTTAACCAATCCATTACTGTTTACTCCTAGATAACATGGTTGCTGCGATTTGCAACATTGCTTTGCTTTGCTCAAGGTCTTCAGGCTCTGTTGCCCAGCCCACTGTGATCTGTCCGACAAAGCGCCCTGGCTCTGGTGGTACGCTGATGCGGCATGTGTAAGCTACACCCTTAGCGATATACCACAGCCCCATCTCTGACTGCGCCGACTTGTAATCACCGCATGGAATTTCACTTGCCATCAACTTTACAACATCAGCGTTGTTGGCCGCATTTTGAGTAAACAAACCAACATCCAGCCCATCATTTGTTTTGTCTCTGCCATTTTTGGTGTAAGCCCGATGCAAGATGCGCGTTCCAAACATGCTGTTGACTTTAAAGATCGCCACCACCAGCGCACCAGACTGCTTAAACAGATGCGCCGCCGCGTCTTCTACCCGATCCTCTGCAATTGTTGGAATCTTTTTAGACTCCTTGTAAGCACCAATCAGCAAGTCTTGGTTTGTGTAGACAAAGTAACCAGTGAATGTTAAGACAGCCATCAGCACCATTGCAAACAGTCTAAAGGGGCTGGACACATACGCCAGCACCTTGTCAACCAGGTTTAGGCGCTCATCGCCTGCCATCAGCACTTGCCCCCACACTGTTCAAAAATGCCAAACACAAAGTAAGTAATAACCCCTAGCATGGCGGTAAACACCAGCCCCAGCAAGGCTAACTCAATGACTTCATCAATCTCTTTTTTGCGCCTTTCAGCAAGTTCCTTTTCGCGCCTAGCATCGTGGGCCGCTTCAACATCCAGCGCTGCCGCCCTAGCTTTGATTTTGGTCCAGACGTCTGCACGTCCGCTTGCCTGAAACATAAGCTGAAGCTGGTCTTCAAACCTTTTTGCTTCATCCAAAACTAACTCAATTTGCAACGCAACCGACATGGACGATTTTGATTTTTTGGCGTGAACAGCGGCCTTTGTTGCTACCGACTTGGCGTCCCAATACTTCCCAAGTACGGGGGCAAGGGAGGAAACGTCGTCAACAGTCTTGCTAACTTTCTTGATTAGCGCAACCGCTGCTTGTATACCCGCCAGTGCCGTTAGCGGATCAATCATCACCGCCCCTTAAAGCTATCCCATAAAGCCATAGCAGCCACAAACAGACCGCCCAGCCACAGCAAAGGCTTGGCTAGCTTGCTCAATGTTTCCAGCACTTTAAACGCGCCCTGCGCCGCATTAAATGCTGCCGTCACATCCTTTGTGCTTTCTGTCAAAGCATCGACTTTGCCCTCAACAGCCACCAGCCTGTCGTAAATTTCGCGATGCGTTATGTCGTTCATAGTTGCAACTTAAAAAAATTTATGATTGCGTAAGCGGATATTTAGTGAGCAATTCAAACGCTTGTTCTGGTGTAACTTCTTGTTCTGCAACATCATCAACCCCATCCCCATCACGCACAGCATGAATGCAACACAGCGTTGTGTTTGGCTCAAGCACATCAAACCTGTGAATAATGCCTTTTGGTGTAATGATTAAATGTGGCGCAGTGTAAACAGCTTCCCCATTGTCATGCACCAGGCGAACCGAACCAGTAGCCAGCAAAGTCACATGGTCAAAGGTGTGCGAATGCCCAGCATGCGTCATCCCTTTAAACGGA